GTTTTGACATTCTCAGATGATAATACTAGAACACCACAAATACAAGCTATAAGTCCTAGCGACTTAGATAAGCAGTATTTGGCACTCCAAGAACTCCTTACTCAGAACATTCTTTCAGGCCACAGGGTAACTTCCCCAATGCTTATGGGGATAAAGAACGAAAGCGGTTTGGGATCAAATGTTGATGAATTGAACTCGGCTGCCAATTTCTACTTGAATACGGTGGTGAAACCATTCCAAGACCAAATAGTTAAACAGCTAAGAAAAATATTCCAGATTAACAATATGGATATGCCTGTAAACTTTGTACAGCTTAAACCAATCACATTAGAATTTACTTCACAAGATCTTAAAGCGGTGATGACGGAAGCAGAAATTAGAGAGGAGCTTGGGCTTGAACCATTAGACATAGAAGTAAGAGAGGATTTTAGCAAAGTAGAGAGAACAGAACTAGAATCTTTCATTGAGGAATTCGGTGAGGATATTCCTGAAGGTTGGGAATTAATTGATGATGAAATAGTAGATGGTGAACACCAAGACTTTGACTTTGAAGCTGAATTAAATAAAGTGGCAAGTGAAAAGTTTGATTTCGTAAGAACAGGTAGGCAAAATCCCAATGTCAGAAGTGAACAAGATGGATTGAATAAAGAAAAAGATGCTTTTTTTAAAGTAAGGTATGTATATACTAAAAACAATGCTCTAAGTCAAGAAGGAGAAACTAGAAGTTTTTGCAAACTTATGATGGCTACTAGAAAGATTTACAGAAAAGAGGATATTTTAAAAATGACTAATATTGCTGTTAATCCAGGTTGGGGGCCTCGTGGAGCTAATACTTATTCAGTCTGGCTCTGGAAAGGAGGCGGTAATTGTCATCACTACTGGAAGCGTAGAATATTCCAAGCTCCTGCTAGTGATGAAGGGTTTGTAGTATATCCTGATAATATCACAACAGATAAAATAGTAACAGCTACAAAGGCAAGAAGTGAAGGATTTACAATTAAAAAGAATGATAGCTTAGTTGCAAGAGCTCCTAAGACTATGAAAAATCAAGGATTTTTAGAACCAAGATAATTATGGCATACGTATTATTTATATCAGAACAAAAACTAAAAGATTCAACTGCAATCAATCTGAATGTAGATGTGGATCTTCTTTTGCCATTTGTAAAAGAGGCGCAAAAGCTTTATGTTGAAACAGCATTAGGAACAGATCTAACTCAAAAACTTAAAGATGAAATTACAGCAGGTACATTAGCTGGTGCTTATAAGACTTTGGTAGATGATTACATTGGCGACATGTTGCCTGGCTATAGTCTATACCACGCTTTGCCATACCTTAGATTTAAGGTGGAAAATGGCAACATCTATTCTAAAACATCCGAAACTGGAACTGCCTTATCTACGGAAGAGGCACAGCATTTTAGAGAAGAAGTCCTTAATACAGCTTCATATTATCGTGAAAGACTAATAGACTACATAAGAAACAATACATCTAGCTTTCCTGAATACTCGACCAACACAGGTGCAGATGTAGATCCTTCAATTCAGAATTATTATGCAGGAATGAACCTTGAAAAGCCAATACAAGGAAGAAAACTTACTTTACGTGACTTTTTAAGTGCTGGAGATTAATGAAGAAATACTATAAAACAAAGACAATTAATATAACTAAGCTAAAATCCTACTTGGATGCAAAGCCAAAAACAAATAAAAATGAAAGAAGTTCAAGATACGCTACAAGTAGGAATAGCAAATAGTACAGCTATTGCTTTAAACATCACTCAATGCAACGAGATACTGACCTTTGTATCACTTTGCCTCGCTATAATTTTCACCATTTACAAATTTTTAAAATTCAAGAAAAATGCCTAAGAAGCGGAAATTAAATAGCAAGAATCCTAAGTATAACAAAAACATAAAGGATGAACCTAAAATGCGTAAAGAACTTATTAGAGAAATTAAAGGCTGCAAAATATATAAATCATACTTCATCTAGTTTGAATAAAACTAACCTTCTTATTATTAGAAAAACATTTACTGAGGAATCAACAATTGGTGAATTGTTTTTAAATGGAGAAAAGATGTGTGATACATTAGAGCTACCTTATAGAGATAATCAAAGAAGCATATCTTGCATACCAGCAGGAGAATACAAAGCAAGATTAAGATACCCAAGAGAAAGTGGAAGTAGAGATTACTTACATATATTAGTACAAGATGTTCCTGATAGAGATTACATATTATTTCACAGGGGAAATACCGCCAAAGATTCAAGGGGCTGCATCCTAGTAGGATTGAAAAGCCAACAAGACATTGTTCATAATTCAACTTTGGCATTGGAATTATTACTCAAAGAAATCATACATTTGGGAGCATCAGAAATGAATTTAATAATCAAAAATAAATAAACATGAAATTTTTAGAAAAGTTTTTAATTGGACAAATGTTCAAATCAAAGAAGTTCTGGTACGCCGTTAGTTCTATAGTTGTACCTGCACTTGTAAAGTTTTTAGGGGTAGACGTAGATACTGCTCAGAATCTTTACTATGCACTTCTAACCTTAGTGGTAGGGCAAGGAATCGCGGACATTGCAAAGAAATAATAGATTTAGATTAAAGCCACATGAGTTGGTGGCAATACAAAAAATGAGGGAAACCGACACTAGGAATATCCTAGTAGTCGGAGACCTTCATGAACCCTTCTGCCTTGATGGCTACCTGGACTTCTGTCTAGAGCAATACGAAACCTATAATTGCAATCAAGTAATATTCATAGGTGACATCCTCGATAATCACGCTTTTTCTTACCATGAACCAGATCCTGATGGAATGGCAGCAGGATTAGAATTAAAAAAGACAATAGAAAAAGTAGCTGATTGGTACAAGGCTTTTCCTGTTGCAGATGTTTGTATTGGTAATCATGACCGTATGGCTAGTAGGAAAGCTATGACAGGTGGTATTCCTGCTGCTTGGATAAGATCCTATAATGAAGTATTAGGAACTCCTAATTGGAATTGGGTAGAATCAGTTGTTTATGATGATATACTCTATGAGCATGGCGAAGGCGGACAGGCACAAACCAAAGCAAAAAACAACTTGATGTCAAGCGTTTGTGGCCATACACATACTGAAGCCTATTGTAAATGGTTTGTTGGCAAGAGGTTTAGAGTATTCGGAATGCAGGTTGGCTGTGGCGTGGATGCAGATACCTACGCAGCAGCTTACGCTAGAAACTTCAAGCGACAAGCTATTGGTTGTGCGGTTGTACTCAATAATGGAACGCTACCTATTAATCTTTTAATGAATTTATAATGAAACAAGATCCTACTTGAAAAGTCTTTGTAGTCTACTTGCTTATCATCCTGCTTGTTATAATGCTCAATTTATAGCACCGTATAGCCTTTTAAGGCACTTTCACATCTTTTTGATACCTATATACTAGACAGCACTTAAAGTGGCTTATCTAGTCAAAACACTATTAACACATAAATTGTTAATAACTTTGTAAACAATTCTGTTAATATAGTTGTTAATTCAAATATTTGTTGTATATTTGCCTTATATTAATCATTAAAAAAGAAAATGAAATTTACAAGTAAAAAAACAGGACTCAGCTTCAATCTAAGTGGTAAAGGTGCTGCTGACTTCTTTTATGCAAAAGTCTACGATCACAATGGTAGAGTAAAGTATCTGAATCAAATTAGCGATTATTATATAGATGACAAAGATGAAATAAGCCAAACAAAATTCTTTTTCCTTTGTGTTGGTTTAATTTTATTATTTGTTGGATCTATATTATTGCACATTCACTTAAATTATTAATTATGAAACTAGAATGCGAAGACTACTACTTTTATCCTGACTTTGAGTTTATATCAACTCATAAATGGAATCAACCCCTTAATTGTTATGTCCATGATATTCAAGAGATTAGCAGGGCAATAAGAATCTTTGGAAAAAGAAACCAAATAGATAGTGCTTTTGAAGCCTATAGTAAAGCATCAGGGCTTAGTCTTGATGAATGTTATGATTTCAAAGTTGAACCAAAAGGATCATATTGGTATAAGATTTTGAAAAATGCTGATAAAACAAATGCAGAAACAAAAAAGAAATTAAAAGAATATGCTGAAATATATAGAGAAAATGAAAATAAGGCACTAATTATAAATTTAAGATAATGGAACAAGAACTAATACACAAAAGAATGAATGATATTAATACATTCCAAGCACACGAAAATGAAGTATATCTAAGGGGTACAGATGAATATGGTAACGACTTTCAGATCTGCTTTGACTCTTATGACTTTTTAGATTGGATAGATACAGAACAAATAAAATATATTAAAGAACGATTGATTAAACATATAGAAT